AGGCGGCGTATTCAGCCGAAGCCGGGACCACATAGCGGCCGGCATCTTCAAATCCAGGCCCGAGGCTCATCGGCCGCAGCAGATAGATGCGAATTCCAGCTTGGTCAAAGCTCTGCGCAAACGCTGTATCGAGCGATACATAAAGCCCTTCGATCACGCTGTTGCCGGTGTTCGGAAGCATGCAAAACGAGGCTTGGAAGATACCGCGCCAAACGCGCACATCGCCACCGATTGATGCGAACTGCGATGACGCCGGAAGCACATCGGCCCTCAAATAGCGACCGACTGGGGGAGTGAATGCGACGTTCTGCCAGGCTACAGGAATGGCAGGGGTTTGAACATCAGCCCATGCCTTCAGCCGCACCTCGAAGCCGGCGCGGATGATCGATTGCGACATGGCTTAGCGGTACTTGTGCTTTTTCGCGGTGACAACAGGAACCGCCTCGACCATGCCAGAGAAGCTGCCGCTGATCGGCGCTGACGGCGGCGGAGAGGGAGGCTCGCCATTCTCAGGCAGTTGCTCGATCATCACTGACCCGTGGTGCACTTTGTCCGGCGTGATGACGACACGGCGGAATTCATCGGCGACGATCCAGCCTTCAATCAGAACGTCATTGCACCAGACACGGCGCGGGCGGGCATCGACGAATGCGGGGTCTTTGGGGTCGGTGCTGATTCTCATGTTTTCGCTATTGCCTTCGCTACGTGATCCTGAAACTCTGCTGCTGACAATCGCACCATACCTGATGGTGCTTGCTTGCTGTAGCCGTATTCAAGGCGTACCGCATACGGCAGGCCGTTGGTCAAGTAGATCACTCCACCAACAGCGAACGTAGCGGCCTTGCTAGCCTCTGCGATTCCTCGACCTTGATCCACGCTTTGCGTAGTGTGAGCATCAGGCGTGCCGTGGCTCGCATTCCAGTTGGCGCGAAAGCGCCCGGTATCGACCGGGCTCTTCTGCACGACCGAGCGGAACACTTCAAGCGTCGAGCGCTGCACCACCGTCTCTAGATCGGCCTGCATCTTCTCGGCCAATTGCGCTAGTGGAATGGTGAAAGTGCTCACTGCGGCAGCACCAGTTGCACGCCGCCGCCGTTTTCATCGACAGCCGTGATACTGACAGGAGGTTGACCACCAACGCACGACAACTGCACATGCCCACCACGCAGCAGGCACATCAGTTCGTCTTCTGTCGGTTTCCACCACGACAGCGAAACCTTGACGCCGTGAAGGGTGCCTTGCGTCACATCAATGGCCGGAAGGTCCAGCACGCCGCCGCGATCATCCCATCCGTCGGGTTTGCGGACGATCTTGTTGTTGCTTGGGTGCCTTCTTGGAGTCATTTCAACCACAACGCAATTGCGCATGCAATGAAGTAGACCAGGATGATGCAATCCTCGAATGTCTCTCTGCTCATGACTTCCTCACCTGCAATTCGTGAAGTACATACACACCCGCCGGCCATAGGCTCTTTACGTTGATGATTCGCAGATAGGCGCCCTGCCACAGCATCAGGTCATTCGGCCGCGGGTTCGTAATGCCTACCGCGCTGACGTATGCCGTTTGATCGCCAGCTTGAATCAGCGTGCCGTCGATCATCTTGTCGGAGATGGGGAAGACACAGGCCTTAACCGTGTCTGTCGTCATTGTTTCCGTTGTCGCTCCGGTGCTCGGGTCATAACTTCCGTCGCTGTTGTGCGTAATGGTAGTTTGAGCGCCAAATTTTGTCAGCAACCGAAGCGCTGTTGCTGCGGTTTTGGAGTAGTCGAAAGCCATCAGACACGAGTCACCGGCAAGAACATGCCCGCAGCCTTGAAGAACGGCATCAGCATGTTGTCCACAGCTTCAAAGCGCTTCGATTGCAGCGAGCCCTTCTCGTACTCCACCGTGATCGGCCCGATGGTTTCACGTGAAACAGCGCGCTCGATGTCAGGAGACAGTTCGCCAGTCGCAGCCCTCAGCGCCAATTCAGCGCAGGCATTGGCGACGATGGTGGGCACTGCATCGCTTGCGTAGTAACTGGTCAAGGCATAGCCTTGAAACACCGCGGAATCCTTGAGCGGCACAGCGTAGCGCGGCCACGATAGAGCCTGCGTGACGCTGGTTCTGTAGCCTGACCACTTGAGGCGATAGACCGCTTCCATGTAGTCAGTGGCCTTGCGTAGGCACTGCTCGCGGATGGTATCGCTGGCGAGCGCAGCCCACGCTGCATTGCCTCGTGCTGCGTGATACGTGGTCGCATCGGCAACGCTGATGAAAGACTCGGCATTTGCCAAGCCGGTGCCGTCTTCGACGATCAGAGCCACGTCAAGCCTTCACTTTCCAGCCCGCCGACAAGTGCGCCTTGACGCAGGAAGGATGCACGCGTAGTGTTTCATCGCCCTTGGTCACTTCGATAAGCCCATCATCGACCGCCTCAGGTTCGGCTTCCTTTGCAGCTTCGCGCTCGGCGCGTTGTTCGCGTGTCAATCCTGCCATTTTGCATTCCTTTCAATCTGCCGCAACCCGTGCGACAGGTGGAAAAGGCCGGAGCCGAAGCCCCGGCAAACCTCGATGGAGTATCGAGAGGAGGAGATCAACCAAGCACGATGCAGACGTGCTCGCCCTGCACGACCTTGAAGCCGTAGGCAAGGTGCAGACGCCACGTTGCCATGCCATCGCCGGCCACTTGCGCGAGCAGATAGGTCATGCCCATGCTGTCGCTGATCAGCGTTTTCTGAATCAGCGGGTTTTCAGGCATGACCGGGGGCCGCATGATGCCGACAACCGAATTGCGCTCGAATGCTAAGTTTGCCGTGTAGTTGTTGCCGACCGTCAACGCGTTGGCGGTGGCGATGGTCACGCGAGCGCCAGGACGACCGAGGGTGATGGTGCCAGGCGCAGCGACACCGGTGTTGACGATGTACTTGTTGGCAGTGTCAGCCGCGAACGTCACCACATCGCCAGCGAGTACGGTACCCGTGCCAGTCACCAGCGCCACATCGCGCACGCCGGGAGCAGTCGATCCCGAAGTCACGTAGGCAGCGCCCGTGCCCTTGGTGTGCAGCGCAATGCCTGCCGACTCTCGAATCGAGAAGCCAAACTGGCGCATCAAGTCACCCGAGCGACGCTCTGCATCGGTGCCGGCTTGGTAAGCCTGCTGGATGATGCCCAGCTTGCGAGCTGAGGTGCCGGCCGTGGAATCGATGCACAACTGCAAGTCTGACAGCGGAGCACCGTTGTCCATCAGCACCTTGCGTGCATCAGGAATGATGTTGATGTCAGATGCGAAAGGGTTCGTGCCCGCGGTGCCAACTGCACGCGATGCGCCTTGCTTGATCGCCGTTGCGCAAGCGGATTCAGCGAGGTTTCGCAGAGCGCGCATGCCTTGGGCGACCATCTGGCGCACCCATTCGCCGTCCGTGCTGCCGTTTTCCAGCGAGCGCAACTGTTCACCAGTCAGGTGCCAGGTCACATGCTTGTTTGCCGTGATCTGGATATCGACGGTCGATGCGGTTGCATCAGCACCCGCGCTCGTGGTCATTGCGGGCGTGTAGTCCGTTGCCGATGCAGTCGGAGCGACGGGCACCTTGACGGTATCGCCGATGGCAACACCCTTGTCGTCGAAGCTGGCAGCGATTGCAGAGATAACGCCGAACGGCTCATTCGAGACCTCTTGTGCAGCGCTGTAGAGAACCGGCTGAAGAGCCGTGAAGACGTTTGCCATGATGGCCTTTCAAATGAAAAGGCCCCTTGCGGGGCCCGATGTTGTGTGTCTAGCCTGAGACTCTGCCGCCTCCAGCGATGTAGGCCGCCCGTTGTTTCGGTGGCATCGCTTGGAAAATAGCATCGGTAACAGTCTTGCCGCCACGCGCGCCAGCGGCTGAGCCGGGTGCGTTTGTCCCTGTAGCCTTGGGCCACAAGTGCGGCGCGGTTTCCCGCAGGGATTCAGCCCATTCCTGAGTCGTCAGCGGCGTTTTGCCGTCTTTGCTCAGGATCACCTCATTGCCGTTCATGGCGACCGGTTCGCCTTCATCATTCAAACGCCAGACTGGGCCACTGCGCAACACGATGTCTTCCATCGCCTCAGGGAGTGCGCCTGCCTTCAGAGCGGCATCGCGGATTGCGCCTGCCAACGTGCGAGCAGCCAGCTTTGAGGCTTTGCCTTCAGCTTTGCTTGCACGTTCTGCCTCGGCCTGCAACTTCTTGAGGTGATCGGCCTGCATGCGCTCTGTGCGCTTGGTGAGCACCGTATCGATTTCGCCCTTGGCGATCAGCGCGGCCTCCTCGTCGTCGGTGAAACGCTTGAGGATGCTTTTCACAGCTACAGGGTCGATGCCATCGAATTCCTTCAGCTTGTCGGTGCGCTCCTTGAGCGAGCCGAGAAGCTCGGAGTTCTTGGCCTTGAGCCCGGTGACGGACTCGTTGACCTTCGCGTCGATGATGGCTTGCAGTTCGGGTGTGATTTGAACGGTGGTTTCGGACATGAGTTAGACCCCTTGGGTCGGTGTTGATGGCCTTAGGCCGGGATGCGCCCGCTTTGCAGGCATGAAAAAGCCGCCTCGTGTTGCCACGGGCGGCTGTGAAAATCGAAATGGCTTACGCTGGCAATGGTACGCCAGCGCGCACGAATGCGGCTGATTCTCTATCGGCCAATTCTGCAAGCGTCAGAAACTGACCCTTGTCATTGTAGAAACGGTCCATCGGCAGACCACCAGCACGGAACCACTTTCCTCGCGATGGGCCGAGCACTTCATCTTGCCTGGCTGCGCTTTGCTTCCGCAGCCATTCGGTATAGGTCTGCTCTGCCGGCACTTGACCATCCATGCTAGCCCGAGTGCTCGGCGTGAGTTCGTCCATGTCAATGCCAAGCTCGCGCCATGACTTGAGCACCGGAACGCTACTTGATCGGCACTGCCAATGCGCTCGCCCAGGCCCACCGAGCCACGGCACCTTGTGCCCGATTGGCTTGTGCGTGTCAGTCGTGTACTGCAAGCCATCGCGTAGGCGGCATATCTCACTCGTGCGCGTGTCCAAGGTGCTGACCCACTGCACGGCCTTCACCATCTTGTCGTTGCCTTGGTAGAACTTGTCCCGAGCAAGTTCCGCGGTGTGGCTCACTGCCGTTCTCACAACCGACTCGGCGTTTCTGCGATCAATCTCGATCACGCCGTCAGAGTAGCCCTTTGCTCTCGTACCTCTGATGCGCTGCACAATTTGCTGCACCGTCTGCTGCTCGACATAGCCAAGGCGGATGGTGTCCCTGATCCTCGCTGCTCTGTCTTCTGCCAGGCTCGCCGCCCACTCCCTGAGCAATCGACCGCGGAAGGGCTGAGCGTAGGCCGCCGCATAGACCTCTGACAGGTTCACCGGAACGATTGAAACGTGCACCTGAATCTGCGCTGGGATCACTGTGTCGAACAGTTTGAACTGATACCCGGATTCGTATTCCGCAAGTGCGCGAATCTCTGTGCCTAGCTCTCTCTCCAATTGCAGATAGGCTGCTGCGTTCAAGACCCGCACCGACGACAGCAGCATGTCGAGCCGCTCGACGTTAAACACTGAGAGGTTTTCCAGTGCCTGCGACAGTTGAGCGAACAAGTCGGCGTCAACGCGGTTCAAAAGAGCAGATATGCGCTGTACTACGCCGTTAGCGTACTGATGCAGGTTGACCTGATGCCCAATGTCAGCGTCGAGCAGTTGTTCGTTGACTGTCATGTCTCATCATCCGCGAGCAGCAGTGCAACGATGATGGCTCGCAAGTTGTTGTTCTTCCTGAGCAGATCGATGCGCGCTTGCTCTGCTGCCTGAATCGCTTCACTTGTCGTCGCTTGCGCGGTTGCTTGCTTTGCAGCCTGGGTGGGCTTTGCTAGTTCGGCACCAGCGACCCGTGCCGATGGCCCGAACGCTTCCGGCGCTACTGGCTCAACCGGCGCTGCTGGTGCCTCCGTTGGTGACAGCAACGCCGCAGCAAGTTTGCCAAGATCAACAACGCGCGTTTCTGGCGCTGCAACTACTTCTGGCTGGACTTCCGGCTTTTTCCGTGGCTGCTCATGCTGCGGAAAGAACCTACGCGGCCATACACCGCCACCAGTAGACACAGGAGGCGCTGGCGGCAGCACATCCGGGTTGACCAGCAGTGCGTTAGGCGGCTGATCGACTCTAACCTGCGGCTGCTCGACGATGTTTGTCGTTTGCTGCTCGCCGATGGGCAGCGGGCCGACAACTTGAACCGGGAGCTGTAGCGTCGATTGACCGAGGAATGCCGTTTGCTGACTCGCACCGGCAACGGCCACGAACAACGATTGCTCGCCGACCGGCATCGGCTGCGGTAGCAGCAACTGACTCGACGATGCCGATTGCGCGCTGACTTGGGCAACATCAATCAGCCCGGCAGTGGCTTGCTCACCGACCGGCAGCGGCTGAACTGACGGCAGGAACTGACTAGAGCTTGGCTGCGCTTGAACCTGCGCAGATTGAATCGGACCGAGAAAACCCTGCTTACCGACAGGGAACGATTGCGGGATGAACTGACTAGAGAACGACTGCGCCCAAACTTGCGGCGTTTGGATCGCGCTGAATACTTGCTGCGCACCGAAAGGCAGCGGTTGAACCGCCGCCAGCAGGAAGTTAGAGCCGCCCTGAACAACCCCGCTTTGCGTGCTCGATGGTGCAGAGCCTGTGACTTGCGCGCCCACCGGCAGAGGGCCCGGCAAGTAAAGAGCGCTTGCGTTGCTGTGCCACGCCGCATGGTTGCGAACAGCCGGCGCGGATTCGACCCGCTGGACACCGACCGGAAGCGGACCCGGCAGAAACAGCGCATTGACGCCACGATCCCACGACAACACCCGCTGAGTCGCCGGGGCGCTGTCTGTCTGCTGCCGGCCCTGCGGGATTGCAACGGCAGCACTCGGCGGAACAATCGTCGGCGCTTGGAAAGCGAAGACTTGCGGCTGTGAAACCTGGCTATCGGTGCGCTGCTCGCCTACTGGAATCGCAACCGCAACTGACGCAAGCGTCGATGTCAGCAGGTTCGGTGGCTGACTCGAATCAACCTCTGTGCTCTGTACAGCACTACCCGTTGCCTGATCGCCAACAGGCAGAGGCAGCGTAAGTAGTAGCGGGCTCGACGAACGCGATTGCTCTGAGACTAGGGCTGCACCTTGGACAACAACGGATGTCGCTTGCGTGCCAACTGGCAGCGGCGTTGTCAGTAGCAACGGGCTCGAAGATCGAGACTGATCTGCTGCAACAACTGCAATTGCCGATGCTGACTCTGTGCGCTGTTGACCGATTGGCAGCGCAACAGCACCACCTGCCAGTGTTGACGTGAGCAGGTTAGGCGGCTGACTTAGGTCAACCTCAACACCTTGTACCGCTCCCGAGACAGACTGTTCACCGACCGGAAGCGGAAGAGTCAGCAGTAGCGGACTTGATCCCCTCGACTGCGCGGTAACGTCAGGCGTCTGTACAA